TTATTAAATAAAATTTTGTATGATGACATAGTCATCAAGTCATCTATGTCATCAACTAATCTTAAAATGAGACATTTATATATTAAAAAACCTCATTTTATTATATTAAGTTAAACTTTAAAATAAAAAATGATTTTTTAAAAAATAAAAAAATATAATGCCCGAATATATTTATTATAAAATAGTTTGTAAAGATGAGAATATAAAAGATTGTTATGTTGGTAAAACAAACAATTTAAAAAAAAGATTTTTAAAACATAAAAGCAATTGTTATAATGAAAATCATAAATTTTATAATTTAAATTTATATAAATTTATTAGAGAAAATGGTGGAATAAATAATTGGAATTTTATTGAAATTGAAACAAATAAATATGATAAAAAAGATAGTGCTATTAGAGAAAGATATTTGATTGAAGAATTAAATGCAAATTTAAATATTGTAATTCCGTCAAGAACCTTACAAGAATGGAAAGAAGATAATAAAAAATATCATAAAAAATATTATATCAAAAATAAAGAAATTATTAAAGAATATCGTGAAAATAATAAAGAAAAAAGAAAAGAATATCTTGATAAAAATATTGAAAAAATTAAAGAAAAAGAAAAAGAATATTATGAAAAAAATAAAGATAAAATTTTAGAAAAAAAAAAAGAATATCGTGAAAATAATAAAGAAAAAATTAAAGAAAAAAAAAAAGAATATTATGAAAAAAATAAAGATAAAATTTTAGAAAAAAAAAAAGAATATTATGAAAAAAATAAAGATAAAATTTTAGAAAAAAAAAAGAATATTATGAAAATAATAAAGATAAAAAATAATTAATTATCTTGCTCCATTTGCATCATAATACACATTTTTGCATCTCTCTCAACAATAGATACCCTGAAATGAAGAGGGTCAAAATATTTTTTAAAAATATCTACTACTAATTCTGGGTCTAAATTTCCACAAGTAAAAAAATTTAAATATATTGATTTAGATATTTCATTAATATGTAATGTAATATTTGATAAACTAATGATTTGAACTACACTATAACCCACTATATCTCTTTCTACATTATAGTCAGTATATTCAAAATATTCAAATATAGTTTTACCCTTTTTCTTTATACCTAATTTAAGAACCAACTCATCAATAAATAATTGAATAAAATCTTTATTATTTATATTTCCTCTACAATTATAAGCATCTAATAGTAATTCTTGACCAAATATTTTACTCATTTATATATATAATAATATATTATTTTATTTTTTTTTTGGAATACTTCTTCTTGGCGGTGGAGGAGGAGGTGGAGGTAATATTCCTTGTTTATTTGCTATTGTTTTTATTTCTTCTAATTCTCTTTTTGTTCTTGGTCTTGTATTTTTTTTAGTAGAAGGTTCTTTTTCTTTTACTGGTGATATTTGTGTTTCTTCTACAACATTTGGTAATGTTATTTGTTCTTCAAATCTTAATATTGGTCTATCTACTGATGAAGGAGTTGGAGGTGTATTTGTTTGAGGTGTTTGAGGTTTTCTATATACAATTTGTCTTCGTGCTCCGTATGGATATTTAATAGGAGTTATTATTTCTTGAATAGTTTTTGGATTATCTAATTTAATTCCTTTTTCTTTACAAAATTGTTGAAATAAATATTCTTTAAAATCTTCATTTGAATACATTCCAAAATTACTTGTTAATGTATTTGTTTCAGTCAAAGTTCTAAAAAATAATTCTCGTTTTTTATCATCACTCATATCTACAGATAATCTTGGTATTAAATTTCTTGTTGCTATTCCTCTTGATAATTTCGTAATATAAAATGATACATTTGATTTTAAACTATCTTCATATTCTCTCATTATATTCCTTCTATCACTCTCATTAAGTGTATCTAAAAACTCTTTAATATATAAATCTCCTGCTTTATGACTAACTCCATATTTTTTTATTAAAAAATCTGCCATTCTTTTAACATCTTTTTCATTTATATTTTGTCCTTCTAAATAATTTTGATAATTAAAACCATATTCTCTATCAAATGCTTCTAAATCATTTCTAATTTCATCCATTTTCTCTGTATATATAGCTTCTTCTAATTTATTTTTTGCTGATGAAGGTCTTCTTCTTTCTTTTTCAAAATATTTTTGTTTAAATTTTTCTTCTGGACTACTTTCTTCAATTTTAACATCTTCTGGTTGAATTATTGGAGATATTCTTTGTTGTGTTGTTTCATCAAATAATCTTCCTGATATTTGTAATCTTATTCTCTCAGCTTGTTTAATCATTTTTTCATTATCATCTTCTTCTGGTAATATAGTTGTTTCTATTTCTTCTGGTTGAATTGGTGGTAATTCCATTGTTGATATAACTATATTTTGTGTTGTTTCATCTAATAATTTGCTAATTTTTTCTCTCATTTGTAAAGCTTTTTCATCTATAAAAGCTTGATTTGATACTTCTTGTTCTATTGGTTCTGGAAATCTTTGAGATATTTGTCCTTCCATAGATAATGGAGTATTTTGTATTGATGTAAAATCTCCTTCTCTTACTGATGACGCTGGTGTTGTTTCTGGTGATACTTTATTTGTTCTACTTGTATATTTTGCTAATGTATCAGTCATTTTTTGTAATAAAGATTTAGTTCTTTTTTCACTTGTATCTGGTCTTTGTTCTGGTAAAGAACCTGAATATATATCTACTTGTTCTGGTGCTAATTTAACTTTACCTCTTAACTCTTTTGGAACATTAAATGGAATTCCTGAATTTCTTAAATTAATAGTTAATTTATCAAATTGTTCTGGTGTAAGATTTTGATATTGACTAACCCAAAAATTTAAATTTTCCGGAGTATCAACAGCTGGATATACTAATTCTGCTGATACTGATGTAGGACTATCTTGTTTTGGTGATATTATAGGAAGAGGTGATTTAATATCTTCTTTTTTTTCAGGAAGTTGAGGTAATTGAGGTCTAGGAGGAGGTGGAGGTGGTATTGGAGGTCTTGTTTTTAATGGTTTTTCTGTTAATGGAGGTTGAGGTAATACTTGTTGAGGCGATGGTGGTCTAGGAGGAAATGGTTTTGGTGTTGAAGGAGGTCTTGGTAAATCTAATGAAGGAGATGGTGAAGGTCTAAATCCTAATAATCTTTCAACTTCTTTATCTAAATCTTTATTTCTTTGTTCTTGAATTTGTTGTTGAGTTTGTTCTTGAGTTCTTAATTGTGATTGTGTTCTTAATTGTGATAATATATAATTCCTATCTGTTCTTCTTAAATTTTCTAAAGAATATTCTGGAGGTTGTTCTATAATTTGTTCTGGAGGTTGTTCTGGAACTTGTTGTTGAGCTTGTTGAGGTCTTAAACTTTGTAAATATTCTCCATAAGTCATACCTATTAATCTTAATTGATTAGCTGTTCTACCTCTACCTACTCTACTATATAAAGGTGCTGTTAATTTTAATCCATCTTTTTTTGATACATAATATTGACTATCTTCTATTTGAATATTATCTCCTACATTTTGAATATATGCTGGTAATCTTCTAGTTTTTTTTTGGATTGGAGGTTGAGGAAGTGGTTTCGTTGGTTTTGGAATATTTTCTAAAGCATCTTGAAAAATATCTTGAGTTGATGCTTTAGATGGTTGAGATAATTCTTCTGGATATATTGATGGTAATGGAGGAGGTGGTTTATTTGGTCTAGGAATGCTTCTTGAAGTATCTTGAGGTAATATTTGAACATCTTCTATTACTTGTAATCTATCATTATCTGGTCTCATATATTGTCCATTAACTGGGTCATATAATACTTGATTATCTGTTTGTCCATCTATATTTAACATTCTTGGTGGTTCAGGAGCAGGTATTCTATCATTTTGTATCATAGGTTGTTGAGGTATTTGTTGAAAAGGTTGTTGAAAAAGTTGTTGAAAAGGTTGTTGAGGTATTTGTTGGTATTGAATTCCACCATTTAAAGCTTGAGGAAGTTGATAAGGATTTGCTAAAGGTAATCTTTGATTATTATCAGGTTGTGGTGCGAAAAAATTTCCAGAACTTATACTTCTATCACTATATTTTGGTAAATAATTTGCTGGTGTTTGAGTAGCAAAATTTCCATTAGAACTTCCTAAAATTTGTGATTTATCTTCCGCAGTTAATCTTGGTTTTCTTTTCTTATATTTCTTCTTTTTTTTAATTTCAGGTTGTGGATTTGCTAAATTAATACTAATATTAATTTTGTTATTATCTTTATTATCATTAGTATTAGTATTTTTATTTATTGTCATTTAATCTATTAATAATTAAATAAAAAAATGAATTTATATTTTTTTATTATTTTATTTATTTATAAAATAATCATTCCAGTTTTTTCTAAATCTATATTGTTTTGGCATTTTATTATCTATAATAATTGTTAAATGGTCGTGAGCTTCTTCTGTTGATGTTATATACATTTGTTCAAATTGTTCTGGTGATATTAATCCAGAAACTTCTTCAAAAACATTCTCTAATACTTTTTTATAATTATTTGATTTGAAAATACAATAAACTTTACAATTTGAACGAATTAAAGGTGGAACACTCTTTAAATGTTGGGCAGTTAATAAACAACAAATACTATGATGACGACAAAGAATAATTAAATTATTCAATTTATTTTTTGAAGAACGACTAAATAAAGGAGTTGAAATCATATCATCAAAAATTAAAAAATAAATTTTTGTTGGTTTTCTTCTTAAATTTACACCATCATCTTCCATACCAAATTTTTCTAAAACTTCTAATTCCTCTTCAGTCATATTCTCAATATCTTCATGTTTTCTAAATTTTTTCATAGCTTTTACATATAAATTCCAATCACTAATAGATTGTTTTTCTTCAATTAATTCATTAACTTTATTCTCTAATGCTTCAAATGAAAAATTATCAATTAAATCATCTTCTTCAATTTTTAATAATTGAAAAACAGCATTAGCATCACTTTTAGATGTAGGTGATACTAAAATATATCTAATATCACATTTCATATCTTCTTCATCATATATACCTTCTCTCTCATACATTTTTAACATTGTAATCATAGAATAACTTTTTCCTGAACCAGTCATTCCTATAAATATTCCATTAAAAAAAAGAGAAGGCAATGCTGGATTATGAGAACGAGGTTCAGCTTTTTTATGAACTCTTATTGAATATTTTTTTAAATCTTTGATTGGTTTTACCTTAATCATTTTAATTCTATTTATATATATTTAATTAAAAAAATATTTTCTTATTATATAATATATAATGAGTAGTGAAGATATAGAAGTTAAAAATAAAATGGAATTTGATCTAGAAGAATATAAACATTATGTTAAACTTGCTCACGATAGTAATAAAGATATAGATATTCATTTATTAGAATATATTGTTGCTTCTTATTTAATATATGATAAAAATAATATTGAAAGACCTAGTGAAAATCATCCTGATTTTATTAAACAAAATGAAAAAATTATTGAATTAATTAAAAATACTAAAGAAATTGTTAAAGAATTAGATGAAAGAAAAGATTAAATATATTATATAATTATAATAATAGAAAAACAATGGATAAATATATCCCAAAAGCAAGATTTATGTTATTTGGATATGATGATGAATTGAAAGATGATAGTTCTTCAATTTATACTTCTACTATAAACTCTTCATTTTTTCCTGTTCCTACTGCTACTATAATTCCTTATATAATTGAAAATGTTAATTTTAATATTGAAGGAGTTCTTTTTACTTCAAGAAAAAATACAAAAAAATATAGATTTACTATAAATAATTCTTTTAAAAATTTAAAATTAACAACAAAAGCAAGATTAGTTATTGAAAGTATTTCTATTCCTAATATTATTTCAAAATCATTTCTTCAAGCAAAAGCAACAGGTAATGTTATTGTTAAATTATTAAATATTCCTAATTCTATGATTTATGACAGCACTACAAAAGGTAAATCAGGTTCTGTTATATTCTCAGCACCTATGAAACAAAATACACAGGGAACTGGTGTTTCTTATGATGCTAATAGCGACCCTGATAGATTAGCTGTTGATGAAAAACCTAGAATTCAATTTGATAATAATGGTGTTTTATATACAAATCCTAATCCTAATTTTTTATATAATTTTCCTATTAGTGATGATTGGTTAAAAAATGGTGTTTTTGAATTTGAAGTTATATATGATATTGCTAATTGTTTAAAACACACTGCCGCATTAGACGAATATACTTTTGTTCCTCAAACATTAGTATATAATCACGATAAAGATGTATTAGAATGTTTTCAAATATCTCTTATTATTCTTGATTATCCTGATGAAGATACAATTTATAATGAAAAAGAATTATTAAATTCTATTAATAAACTTATTCTTAAAAAACCTTAGATATATATAGATAATGAGTGAAATAAATCCTAGTTTTCCACAAAAAACTAATTTATATATTAATTCTATAAATTCAATTGATAATTCTAAAATCCAAATAATTATTCCTGATGGAGTTGTTAAATGTAATGATAATGAAGATTTTTATATATCTCTTATATCATTTAATACTTCTTATAGTTTCTATCAGGTTATAGATGGATATAATAATGATTTTAAAGTAATTCATCAAGGTATAACTACTTCATATAAAATTCCTTATGGTAATATATCTGTTAATGATATTCTAACATATTTTAGTAGTATTAAAAATGCTACAAATATTATATTAACGTATGATAAAAAAATAAATAAATTTTATTTTGAAACTCAAAATCAAAATCAAACTTCTATTTTAGTTCTAGTTAATTGTCATAAACTATTAGGATTTGATAAATCAGTTTCACAAGTTAATTTAACACATCCTAATCATATTTATAGTCCTAATCCTATAAATATTATGAGTATTACTAATTTATATCTTCATCTTGATGCTGGTTTTGATATTAATTTAAATGATAATAACCTTGATAATTTTAATACTTCAAATAATTTAGTAAAAACAAATAATATCTTATGTGCTATTCCTGTTAAAGAATGTTATAATTCTATAATTAGTTATGAAAATTACGATGGTGGTAATTCTTTTAATTTTCAATTAAATAAACAAGACCAAATTCAATCATTATCTCTTACTATAAAAGATGAATATGATAAAATTATTCCTAATTTTCCAGATTATAATATTATAATCCAATTACAAAAAAAATTAAAATTAAATCCTCAATATGCTTTTTTAAATGATATTAGAAATTATTTAAATCAAATTATTTTAATTATCTCTAATTTCTTAATTCGCTTTTAATTCTCTTCTCTTATTTGCCATATAAACTTTCATATATTCTCTCTTTTTTAATTTTTGTTCTATTATTTTCTTTTCTTCAATAGTCATATTATCTTTTATTTCATATTTAGAAGGTCTTCCTCTTCTTCTTATTTTCTTTGTTTCTCCTTGATGGTCTTTTGTTTCTTTTTTTGGAATATTATTAAGAATTTTATCAAATACATCATTTATTATATTATTAGCATATTTTATAGCACCTACTTTCATTTCTGTTCTATCTTTATATTCTTTCGTAATTTTTTCTTTTCGTTTAGCATATTGTTCTCTTGCTTCTTGTGCTAATTTCTTCTTATATTCTTCACCACCTAATGCTTCTATCATTCTTTGTCTTCTTTTTTGTTGATTTCTTTTATTCTGTTCTTTTCTTTTCTCATAAGCTTCTATTGCTGACATATTCTAATATATATTATTAGATATTTTTTTAAATCATTTTTTAAAAATAAAGTAAGATTGGTTCATTTATAATTTTTATAAAGTTATTCTCATTCTTTCTTTTATTTTTAAAATCTAAATTATTTTTATTATTTAAATAATAATTTCTTGAATATTCAGCTTTCTTTTCTTTATTTTTTTCATAATAATCTTTTAAATATTCTTTTTTTTGTTAATCTTTTTTTTTGGAGTTTCCGGAACTTCTACAGAAACTTCTACAGGATTTTCATTTTTAACTACTTTACCTTTTCGTTCTTTCTTTTCTGGTTTTGGCATTTTTGGTTTTGTCATTTCTACAATTTCTTCAGTTTTTATATCTCCTTTTGTCATTTGATATGATCTCTTACATTCTTCATTTTTCATAGCATCTCCATAAGTTATTCCTTTTTTAGAAGAAAATTCTTTCACGTGTTCTACCCATTTACTCGCCATTATTTTTTATATTATTATAAATATCATAGAAAATATTTATTAGAAAAAAATAAACGCAATAAAAATAATTGATTTTTTTATTTTTTTTCTTATATTTAAATAGAATAATAATTGATGCGTTCGCAATATCCAGCAGTCCTTCCTGTTCAAATAACAGAACGAATTAAGAATATTGATAATATTTATAAAATTAATAATATTAAACTTACACCAATTAATAAATCTTATCCACTTATTTCTACCGAAGCACCTCGTTGTGAAATTTATTTCCCAAGTGATAGTGTTCTTAATCTTGAAAATGCTATTCTTCAAGCAAATATTACTTTTAATCATTTAGGAAATGGTGGTGCTGATAGAGCTAATAATTATGTTCAAGGTCTTTATCCACCACGATACGGATTAGCCTCATTAATTCAAGAAATGAATGTTTATATTAATGGTATTCAAGCTTCTACCACTAAACAATATAATTTTGTTCATAATTGGATTAAAGATTGGATTACATCTTTTGATGTTGAAGTTAATGAAGGTTTAAATGATTGTCAAGATCCTTCTCTCGTATATACTCGTCCTACTGGTGGAAATATGACAGGATATATAGTTCCAAGAAGAGGATTTCCAATTTGTCTTTTGAATGATAATGCTGCTAATAATGATATTAATGTTCGTCAAAGAATGGATTATCATCTCAATCTAAGTGATAGTGTTGGATTTTTTGCTGAAGGAAGTTCTAAAATTTTAAACACTGCTATATTAGGTGAAATAAAATTAGAAATTATTTTCTCATCACAAATTGCTACTTGTATCGCTGGTTCTGCTGTAGCTCCTTCTGTAGCTGATACAGGACATTTTGGTCAAATTTTTCCAAATAATGCTAATTTCTTAAAATCTACTCTAAATGTTCATGCAGAAACAAAAGGAGTAGATGGAGCTGGAACAACAGCTGGTGTTCTATTCGCTAGAACTAATGTTGATACTGCTACTGGTGGAGTTTTATTTGGAGATACTGGAGTTCCTACAGCAGGAGCTATAGATGCTGATAGAACTGGAGCTTTAGGTGATGGTGCTGGAGCAAATCAAAGAGCATTAGTCGCCGCTGAAACTCAACAATTCTCTATTCGTGATATTGTTCTTCACATGGAAGCTCTTCAATTTAAAACAAGTGATTATTATGATATAATGAATAGACTAGTTGATAGTGGTGCTTATAAATATCATTTTAAACGATATGTTATTCAAACTGACGCATCCACTACTACTCGTCAAATTGATTATCGTTTAGTTGTTAATAGTGAATGTCTCAATTATGTTCTAGCTACATTCCGTCCTAATGGATATGATGCTCTTGCTAATCCTGTTAATAGTCTAATATCAGCTCCTTGTATTGGTCATTGTGGAACTCTCAATGCTACACACGCTCAACAAGTTGCTGCTGGACTTCCTTATACTTTTAATAATTCTAAATTCTTTGTTCGTAATGGTATGTTAGTAGGAAAAGTCGCTTGGAGAGTTGATGAAACATTTATGGAAGCTAGAACTAAACAAGAATTATATATTGATAATCTTCGTCATTGGCGTTATTATAAAAATGGTGCTCCTACTAAACCACATATCGGTCTCAAAAATTATTGGGATTTTGTTAATACTTATTTCACTGCTATTTTATCATTTGAAACTAAAAGTGATGATGATGTCATTTCTGTTTATAATCTCCGTGGTCTTAATACTAATGGAAAATCAATTGCTATAACTTGTTCAACAGAAACTGAAACTAATTTCTATACTGCTCAAAATACTGTTGCTGAAACTCTTATTAATGGTGCTAATAATATTCCTGCTTCAACAAATGCTCTCACATATCCCATTAATATACGAGGATTTTCTCAAATTAATTTAGATCCTGCTGGAGCTGCCATACCAACTTTCCTAGTCTGCACCACTACTACTCTTGAACTTAAAGGTCGTAGAGAGGTTAATATAACTTACTAATATTCTTTTTATGTCATCCTTAAAAAATGATTTTTATTTTTTATTTAATCTATTATGCCCCTATATACCTTTTATAAAATCGTTTGTAAAGATGAAAATATAAAAGATTGTTATGTAGGTAAAACTACAAATTTAAATAAAAGAATTAGAAATCATAAATCTAAATGTAATAATGTAAAAAGTGCTGAATATAATTATAAATTATATCAATTTATCCGTGAAAATGGTAATATAGATAATTGGAATATTATTGAAATTGAAAAAAATGAATATAATGATAAAGATAGTGTTATTAGAGAAAGATATTGGTTTGAAGAATTAAATGGTAATTTAAATAAACAAATACCATTTCAAAGTAAAAAAGAATGGTCTAAACAAAATAATAAAAATAATAGAGAAATACAAAATGAAAAATTACAAATTTGGAGAAATAATTTAACAGATGAAAAAAGAAAAGAAATTAATGAAAAACGAAAAGAAAAAGATAAAGAATATCGTGATAAAAATAAAGAAAAATTAAATGAAAAATTTATATGTTGTTGTGGTGGTAAATATACTAAAACAGGTAAATCAAAACATTTTAAAACTAAACTTCATCAAAATTATTTATTAAATGAAAATAATTAATATATTTTTTAAAAATAGAAAGCAAATGTCCGGTGGCTTATTTGGAAAAACAAATTATAGTCCTGTAAATCCAATTTCTATTGGTTCTATACCTCAATTTAATGGTGCTGGTTATGGTCTATTAAAACCTGAAACTGAACCAAATTATGCTGAAACTAAAAGAATTAATAATATGATAGGATATTTAACACAACCTACAAAACCTTTTATTGAAAATCCTTTAGAACCTTTTAAAATTAATTCAATTGCTAATGATTTACACGCTCAATATGCTTTGAATGCTTCTTATTATAATGGATTAATTGGAAAAGTTGATGAGTTTGTATATAATCGTGAATTATATATTCCTAAAACTTATCCCAATCATTTTTATAATCCACAAAAGAATGCTCCAGTTTTATCAGGTATTACAGAACCAGCATATCCTATTTAATTTTTTTTCTTATAATTATATAATATAATATGGAAATTATTTGTCCCTGTGGTTCTACTATTAAAAAACCTCAATTATATAAACATATAAAATCAAAAAAACATCTTAATTATCTTGCTTCAATAAAAGATAATAAAGAAGAAAAAAAAGAAGAAGAAGAAGAAATAAAAGAAATTCCTATTGATGATAATAAATCACAATCTTCTAATGATACTGATGAAAGTGATGAAGAAGCTGATAATCAAGAAGTTGAAGAATTAGTTATTGAAGCAAAAAATAAAAAAAATTATAATAAAGAACATTTAGATAAAATTCGTCAAAAAGCTCACGAAGTTTTAAAAGCAAAAAAAATGGCAAGAATTCAAGCTAAAATTGATAAAGAAAATGAATTATTAAATAAAGCTAAATTATATGATGAATTATTAATTAAACAAAAACAAGATGAAGAAAAGAAAAGACTTGAAGAATTAGAAAAAATTGAAAAAGAAAAAGAAAAAAGATTAAAAGATTATGATAAATTATTAGAAGAAAATATGAGATTAAAAAATGAAAAAGAAAGAACTGAAAGATATTCTATTCAAGATTATGCTAAACAACAAATTATAGATGATTTAAAACAACAAAGACTTCAATATATCTCTAAACATCTCGGTATTAATTTTTAATCATCTTCTATAAATTGTATTTTCTTATTTCGTTCCTTTGTGTCTTCTTCTGTTTTTAATTTATAACACGATAAACATCTAATTTTATATTTAATATATGGTATTTTTTCCTTACAATCTACGCAATCTCTTTCAATTATTTTTTTTTTCATTATTTATTTATTTCTTTATTTTTTTATTTAATAAATATAGTATGTCGCATTTTCCTATTTCTTTTGTAGGTAATAAAAGAAAAGAATTTAAATATATTGAACCACTTTTAAATTTTGATGGTATTGAAAATATCATTGAACCTTTTTGTGGGTCTTCCGCAATCAGTTTTAATATTTGGTTGAAACATCCACATCTTAATTTCTATCTTAATGATAATTTTAAAACATTAATCAATCTTTATCAATTATTAAAAACAAATGATATCAATGATATATACGATAAAATAAATGAATATAAACTTAAATATAATGACCCAGTTGAATTTAGAAAATTTGCTGAAGAAAGTAATTGTAAAAGTGATGATGTAGATGCTATTATATATATATTTTTAAAAAAAACTTCACGATTTAGAATAGGAGAAAATTTAAAAAAAGAAATTCATTATTCAACAAAACCATTTGTTAAACCTACTAAACTTCAATTGAAATTTATTGAATTTGTTAAAAGTCCTAATGTCCATATATCTAATGATGATTGGTCTATTATATTTGATAAATTTAAAAATAATGATAAAACCATCTTCTTCTTTGACCCGCCTTATATTGATTGTGATAATTCATTTTATAATAAAACTAATGTTAATAAATTTGATTATAATGTTTATGATTTTTTCACTCAAAATAAAATTAATACATTTAATTCTCATATTTATTTCATTCTCGAATTAATTGATAAAAATACTAATATATTTGGTAATGATAATATTATAACTACTTATAATAAATATTATAATATGAGTTATAAAACAACTAAACACGCTATTTATACTAATAAAAGAGATTTAAAGATTTAAAAATATTATAATATGTTAAAATAAAGATGTCTAACGAAGATATTAAGCTTAATACTTCTACACCTGAGGGTAAAAAAGCTTATATGAAAGAATATATGCGAGAATATATGAAAAAATATCGTAAGAATAATACTGAAATGTATGAAAAAGAAAAGAAATATGTTGCTATTTATTTAAATAATAGATATAATACTGACCCTGAATTTCGTGAAAAAAAAAATAAAAAAAATTTAGAAAATTATCATAAAAAAAGACAACAAATGTTAGCAAATCCTATTTCCATTTAATTCCTTTTTTTTTCTATTAAATCATTTTAAAGCTAAAAAAATGATTTAAAAATATTTTCTTATCTATAGTTAGGAAATGTTTGTTAGTAATAATGTCTTTTATGAAAAAATTAATATTAAAAAACTCAATTATATAATTAATAATCGTTCTAAATATGAAACAATTATTAAAGAACAAGAGGAAGATATGAGAAGAACTGATAAAAATTATAATGCTTTTGCTGTTTTCCAAAAAATTAAAAAAAATATTATTATTCCTGATAAATTAAAAGATACTGAATTTGGTCTTTTAAAAATTACTTATAACAAAGGTAAAAATTCTAATAATATTGGTCGTTGGTATTGTAATAAAGGTATTGGTATTCAACCTCTTTGTGTTTCTGTTAGACATACTATTTGTGATGGTCTTTGGACTGATATAGACCAAGTTAATTCCCATCCTACTATTCTTAAAAATTTTATTGATAAATATTCCCTTAAATCACCTATGTTAAATGATTGTCTCAATAATCGTGAAGAATTCTTATCAAAAGTTATGAAAGAAGAAAAATGTAATCGTGATAATGCTAAAACAAAAGTAATTGCTACTATTAATGGTAAAAAATATAAATCAAATTTCTTAATTAAATTTGCTAATGAATTAAAACCAATTATCAATCATATTAATAATCTTGATGAATTTAATGATATTAAATCATTTGTTCAAGATACTTATAAAGATGATAAAAATATATCTGGTAAAATCATCTCTCGTATTCTCCAAGTTATAGAAAACCAATTATTAGAAACTTATATTGAATTCTTTCTTAACAAAGGATTAATTCCTAAATATGATGATGGTTATGAAGTCGCTCTTATTTTTGATGGACTTCAACTTCGTTCTAATGAATTAATTACTGACCAACTTCTTGATGAATGTAGATTATATGCTCTTGATAAAACTGGTTATGATATTCAACTTAAAATTAAACCATTTGATAATTATCTAAATCTCCCCTCTAATTATGATATTAATGAAGATGATGATTTAAAAGCTTTGATAGATAAATATGAATTTGGATTAAATAATAATAATGATGATGATATATTTGATAATGAAATATTATTTAATATTGATAGCTCTATTAATCAAATGGGAACTCACGCTTCTGTATCTAAAGTAGCTAAATCAATGTTTAAAGAAACTATTATTTATGATGATGAAAGTTCCTTATGGTTTTATTGTAATATTAATAATATTTGGTGTAAAAAAAGAGATGCTAATATGTTAAAAGGTCTTATGATATCAATAGTTGCTAAAAAATATCTTAATAGAGCTACATATTATAATCAAAAAGTAGCTTTAAGCACTGATGAAGGAGAAAAAGAATTATTAAATAGAAAAAGTGCGTCTGCTATGAAAATTGCTTTTCAACTTCAAAATTCTGGTTATCTTGATAGTGTTATTAAAATAGCTACAATTGATTTTACTAAATCTAAATTCTTTGAAACCAAGATTGATAGTAATGGTTTCTTATTCGCATTTAAAAATAAGGTTCTTGATTGTAAAACTTGTGAAATTAGAAATATTAAACCAAATGATTATATTATGACCAATACTGGTTATGATTATCCTGAATTTATTGATGAAGATAATAAAAAAATTATTGAAGATTATTATAAAACCATTTATCCTGATGAAGATGTTCTTGAATATATGTGGAATGATGATGCTTTAACTCTTAATGGTGAAAGATGTTTTCAAACATTTAATATTCATACTGGAACAGGTTGTAATTCTAAATCTACTAAATTCGCTATTCTTAAAATGGTTTATGGTGGATATTTTGTGGAAATCTCTGCTGAAACTTTTACTAAACCATCAAAATCTGCTAATTCTACCAGCGAGTTATATAAAACTAAAGGAACCAGACTTCTTGCTACTAATGAACCTGATTGTGATACTGATAGTAAGCTTCAAGTTCCTATTATGAAAAAATTAGCTGATGGATTTAAAGGAACTTGTATTACCAGAGCTTTATATTCTAATGCTATTGAATTCCCTATATTCTTTAAAGTTAATATTATTTGTAATAATCTCCCTACTCTATCTTCTATTGATGGTGGTATTGCGAGAAGAATTAGAAATATTAATTATCCTGTTCAATTTGTTGATAATCCTGACCCTAATAATAAACTTCAAGCTTTAAAAAATAATGAAATGTGTTCTATTTTAACCACAAATGAAATTAGAGATACTTATGTTAGATTACTTATTGATAGATATATTAATATTGCTTTTAAAATCAAAACTGAAATCATTCCTCAACAAATTCAAGATGCTTGTAATGATTATATTGCTGATAGCAATCCTGTTTTAGGGTTCATTATGGAAGAGTATGTTATTACTAACAATGATAAAGATAGAATTTCGTCAAGTGATTTATGGGCAGATTTCATTAGTCTTAATAAAGATTGTAAAATGACTCCTTCTAAATTTAAAACTGATTTACTTAATATTTCTGGTATTACTTCTAAAAAAATTAGCAAAGTTTATTTCTGTGGGTTGAGACCAAAAAAAGATGAAGACGAAGAAATTGATGAATAATTATATTAAGTTAAATTTAGGGAGGCAGGGAGGACAAAAACCTAACTTCTTATTTTATATACTTCCTTTTTACTTTTAGAAGTTAGGTTTTTGTCCTCCCTGCCTCCCTATTTTTTTTTCTCCTATTATTATTATTATTATTATTATATTTTTCTTACCAGATTTGAAGAATTATATATATATATATATATATATATGTTCACTACTTTGGTCTTTTTAGAAGTGAAAAAAAAAGTTAGAAGTGAAGAAAATACAAAAAAATGATTTAAGATTATGATAAGTTAGAAATATTAATGGCTGATTATGTAGGATTTGTTGGTGAGAAACCAATCAGTGTTGAGGAATATATAAATGAAGAACATAAAGGAAAAATTAAATGTATTTGTGGAAGTGATATTCATTATGTAAATGAGAGTTGTTTTTTTATGAGAGGAGGTATAGAAATTCAAAGAATTAAACATTTCTGTCATCCAAAAGGTAATAAATGTTTTATTCCAAAAGAAAAACAAGAGAAAAGAAATAAAAAAATAACTGATGAGAAACCTGAATTAACATTAGAAGAAAAAAGAAAAAAAAGATTAAGTAAATTAATTATTAAACATCTTAAAGACTATCAAGAATTAAATTTTAATAAAGGAAAATTAAGAGAACAAATATTAAAATCAAAAATTAATAAAATAGATTATAAAGAAGAGATAAAAAAAAACGATTTGTCAAATTTTTATAAAAAATCATATACATATAATATAAATAATAATGAATATATATCATTTAAAAATTTAAGAAATATAGAAATAGAACCTAATAAATTTTATAGATTTAATGAAATAGATTATACATATATATTAAAAAGGAATAATAGTATATATGATTATTTATATATATCATCATCAATTATAAAAGAGATTGTAAATGATTATGGTTTATATTGTGAATATTTAAAAAAATTATCACTAATAATTATCTACTATTCTTCAAGATGTGATAAAGAAGATATTAATAGTGTTCATAATAAATTAGTATGTTTAGAAAAATCAATAAATGATAAAATAAATAAAGTAGAATTCATAGAAGATTAGAAATAATTTTTATAATCTGGAATTTTTCTAAATTGTAAGCATCTATAACAATATTTATTAAATCCTACAATATGATTAGTATTTCTATCATTAAGACAATATTGAGGAAGTATTTTATCATAATTTAACCATAAATCTTCTATTTTATCTAATGAATTTTTTATAGATGAATTATATGTTTCACCTTCATAAAAACCTATATCTTGCCTACAAATAGGACAATAACCCTCTATTTTAGTTTCTATTAACCATTTATTAATACAAGTTTTATGAAAACTATGACCACAATCAGTTAAAAAAGCATTATTTTTATGAGAAATACATTCATAACAAATAGGACATTCTTCTCCTATTTTAATATAATGTTTAATTTTTAAATTTTCTTCAATTGTTTTTGGAATATCTATCCAAGTTCCATATTTTTTAGGTGGATTAGGTTCTATATATTCTCTTTTTGTTTTAGAAATTCTATCACTAAAACAAATCCCTATTTTATAAAATGGAAGTTCATAACCATAATAGAATTCATCATTTTCAGTATCATTTTTCAAATAATCATAAGGATTAAATGTATCTTCTAATGTAGTCATAATATTGAATTTATAAAAACAAAATCATTTTTTTTTATTAATATAAAATAAATATGGAAGAATATAAAGAACGAACTGGAAAAATAAATAAAAGAATTATAAATGACAAAACGAGAGGAATTTATACAACATTTATAAAAAATTTTTATAAAAGATATACAAAAAAAGAATTAGATAAAAATAATCCAATATTTAAATTATTATCAAATGAAGAAATAAATGAAAAAGAAGAGAAGGAAATAGAGGAAACATTTAATTTTTTAGTAGATGATTTTGAGAATATTTTAAAAACAAATACAAATGGAACAATAAAATATATTTGTCATATATTTTCAAGAACTAATATGAATTTATTGATGTGTAAATATCTTCCTTATGTTATATTTTATAATAGAAATTATCAAGAGAAACGAGCAGAAATTAAAAAAGAGATATTAATAGATTTTGATAATGAAAAAGAGATTTTAATCAAATTAAAAAACGCTAATTTAGAATATGAAGAATTGATATTATCATTATTATTATTATTTAATCCTCCTAAGAGATTACAAGAATATCAATATTGTAAAATATTAGATAGAAAACCAAAAAATGAAGATGATAAAAATTATAATTATCTTTTTGAAGATACAATATATATAAATATTTGTAAAAATGATAAACGATTAAAACAAGAAAAAGAAAATGGAGATTTTAAAAATATAAATAAATTAAATATGGAATATATTGAACCTTTTTTAAATAGAGATAATGAATATTTATTAGGAAAATTTATAAATGATAATAAAATATCAATAGTAATGAAAAATAGTTTTTTTAAAATTTTTGGATTTGAATGCGGGGTGCATAGTCTCCGTCGTATATTCTTGACTTATCACGACGAAAAAGGTATGAAAAAAACACAAAGGGAATACTTATCTAAATTTATGAATCATACTCTCATCGAACAAAACAACTACATTTATAAAGATTGAGACATTAATTTAATATGTTTTTTACCTTTTAAATGTTTTGAAAGACTATCTTTTCTAATTTCACAACCACATTGACAAGTAATCTTTTTTTTTGCTTTTTGACTTAAAATTTCTTTATTTTTTTCATAATAATTTTTATATTTTTCACTTAAAATTTCTTTATTATTTTCATAATATTCTTTATGTTTTTCATTTATAATTTCTTTATTTTTTTCATAATATTCTTTTTGTTTTTCATTCATAATTTTTTTATTTTTTTCATAATATTCTTTATGTTTTTCATTTATAATTTCTCTATTTTTATCATTATATTCTTTTTGATATTCATTTTTTTTTCTTGAAGGAATTAAACTATTTAAAGTAGCATTTAATTCTTCAAACCAATATCTTTCTCTAATAGCACTATCTTTTTTATCATATTCACCTTTTTCAATTTCTATCATATCAAAATTATCCCATCCTTTATTTTCTCTAATAAATTCATAAAGTTTTAAATTATAACATTTTCTATTTTTATTATTACAATTATTTTTATGTTCTTTAACTCTTTTTCTAAAATTTGTAGTTTTACCAACATAACAATCTTTTATATTATCATCTTTACAAACAATTTTATAGAAAATATATATAGGCATAATAAATTAAATAAAAAGAAAATCATTTTTTTTTAAAAATTAATAATAATAGGAATGAGTTGCTGTGGGTTTCAATCAGTTATAGGGGTTGGTTTAGAAGAACAACAATTAATAACATCAAATCAATTATTTGAAGAAATATTAATATATTCAAATATTAATTCAAATAATCTTTCAAATTTAATTATTTATAATTCAAATAATTTATCTAATTTATTACAACCTCAAATAACAAATACATCAAATTTAATTTATAAAGATGAAAATTTAAATACAATTATTCATTTAACAGCTCAAGAACCTTTTTTTCCTGTATTAGAAGGAAAAGAAATCAGGTTTAATAATGTTAATGGTGAATATCTTACTAAAATAAACCAAGAAGCTCAATTAGAAGTTTATCATCCATTACAAGCAATTCCTACAGGATATGGAGAGGGTTGGTGGAATGTTCATGATAAATTAGCGTTTATTATTCAAGAAGAGATTGGTTTAAGATTTGATATTACAAACCTTCAATTATCATCGGGAGTTGGAACAATAACAAACGAAGCAGAAGCTACAGCGGCGGCACTAGCATCAGGAGCTGGATTAGTAGGAGTTGGAGCTTTAACAGCAGGAGCAGGAACAGCAATAGCAGGAGGGGATTATGGTTCAGTAGCTTTAGGAATAGCTGGAGGAGCTTTATTTAGTGTTTTAGGATATTTATCTTATCAGGCTCAAATAGGTTGTAATTTATCAAATTTAGGATATTCAAATCAATTTTCAAATGTTAATTCAAATATGAGTAATGCTAATTTATTATTAACAAGTAATTTATATAGTATATCTCGTGCTCAAGGTTTTATAAATTGTAATATATTATCACAGCAATTTGTAAATGATTTGCGAACAAATCAAATAACATTAAATAATAAATCAATAACATCATTTTCATTATCAAATATTGATAATTTTATTCAAACTCAATATGGAACTTATTATGATATAACAAATGGGACATTAGCAATAAATTCAACACCAACTCAAGAAGATTTTTTTAGAGTAGGAGGACAAACAACAATTCAAGGAGAATTGATATGTGAAGGAAAAATAAAAGAAAATAATTTATATTTATCAAATGTTTATGTTAATTCTAATTTAATTTATGATAAAAGTTATACAGATAATAGGAAATACCCGCCTAAATTATTCACATCATCTTCATCACAATCTTCAATTACATATCTAGGACAAACACCTATTTATTATGAAACCATTAATCTTAATACTATTGATATTTCTTATGGAAGCGGAACTTATGAAATTTATAGTAGCGAGAATAATACAACATCAATATCAATAACGGGAACAGGTAATAATGTTTCTAATGTTGATGATAATTATAGTTATGCTTTTTTTGCCTCTAATGGAACTTTTACAACTAATTCTAATCTTATTTGTGATATATTAATCGTTGGAGGAGGTGGTGGAGGAGGTAATTCAGGTTTAATTTCTTGGGAAAGTGGTGGAGGTGGTGCTGGTGGTGTTGTTTATATGGTAAATAAACAATTAAATTCAGGAACTTATAATATAGTTGTTGGTCAAGGAGGGGCTGGTGATAATAATGGTAATGATAGTAAAATAACTGATATTAATAATAATAATATAACAATCGATAGTATAACTCTTATCGGTAAAGGAGGAGGAAAAGGAGCAACAAATGGAGGAATTGGTAGTGATGGAGGTTCAGGTGGTGGAGGAACACACCTTAGAACAAATGGAGGTTTAGCAACACAAGGAAATACATTTTGGAATGGTTCTTCATATGTTGCTGGAGGATTTAATGGTGCTAGACCAGATAGTGGAAGTAGAGGTGGTGGTGGAGGAGGAGCAGGAGAAATAGGAGATACAGATGGTGTGGGTTTTGGTGGTGATGGAGTTCAAGTTAATATTACAGGAGTTAATACATTTTATGCTGGTGGTGGTAATACATTTCCAAATACTTCAACAACTAGAAGTGATGGTGGCGGAGGTATTCATAACGCAGGAAATGGATTAGCAAATACAGGAGGAGGAGGTGGAGGGGCGTATGGTAGTGGTGGAATAGTGGTTGTAGGTGGAACAGGTGGTTCAGGAGTAGTTATTATTAGATATTTAAAAACAGCTAATCAAACAAAAAAAGAATTATTCAATTTTATAACAAACGAAGTTGGTAGTGAATATGGAAGTTTTAATTATAATTCTACAAATGGGAGTTATTTATCGAATGACCGATATATAAAAAATGATTATTATGGAGATTTCTTAGTTGTTAAACTACCATCTCAAATCATTATAAATAGGTTTAGAATATACTCAAGACCATCATTCGTAGAACGAGCACCATCATTATTAAGATTATATGGTTCAATTGATAATATTAATTGGGAAGAAATACCAGAAGGTTCAATAACAACTGCTTTAGTTGTTGGCAATTATTCATTAGGTTATTATGAAAAGCTTGTTAATAATCAAATCAAATCTTATTCATATTTTGGAATAGTTGTTAATAAAATCATTGGTGGTAATTCTAACGCGAATAATCTAAATTTTACGGAATTTGAAATATATGGGAAAGAATTTGTATCATTTGTTCCTATATATACAACATCAAATGTTTTATCAAATACATCAAATACCATTTTTAATAATTATTCAAATCTTAATTTAACAACTTCAAATAATCTTTTTAATTATTCTTCAAATAATTCTAATCTTTTCTCAAATCTTAATTTAACAACTTCAAATAATCTTTTTAATTATTCTTCAAATAATTCAAATTTTTTTTCAAATCAAATTTTAATAACTTCAAATAATCTTGCTAATTATACATCAAATAATTCAAATTTTTTCTCAAATCTTAATTATAATTCTTTATATTCATCTAATTCAAATATATATACAACATCTAATGCCGTTAAATATATAGTTCATAATGAAATGCCTAGAGTTAATAAAAAATCTGCTTTTTTTTGCTCTACAACAAATTTAATATATCCAAATGGTTCAACCCCTTATTATGCTTATCATTTATATCTTCCTGATTATACTGCGACTGGTTATATTCAAATAGGAAGCGGTTCAGGTGATACATATAGAATATTTAAAATTAAGGTATTTTTTGCTTCAATGTATTTCCAGAAATTAGTTAATGGGATGCCTGATATAGTTGATTACACTATTTATATGAGCAATAAAGCAAATGCTGGTGGTGATGGAACAATAGCAGGAATAAATATAATGGCAAGAGGAGAACCAACAAATCCTTTTCTTGATAATTTAATACGAAATAATATATTTTTATTAAGGAATAATACGAGTTCTTCTTCTTTTAATTTTAATTATTTATCAATACTAACACCTCAAACCAGCGATTTAAGAGTTTTTATAGAAGACTTATTGAACTAAATAATTTTTAATATTTATATTAATAGAAGAGAAAAATGAGTATTCCAATTAATCCTCCTAATCCCACACAACCTACATTATCATATTCAGTTAATAATAATCCTGAAAATTTAGATATTTGGACTAAATTAGGTATTAATATTTATAATACATCATTAGGAAGTGTTGGAATTGGAACAACTAATCCATCAACATTTAAATTAAATGTTTTGGGTTCTTTAAATGCTTCTAGTTTATATGGTGATGGTGCTAATATAACTAATGTTCCTTATTCAACAATAACAGGGAAACCTACTAATTTTCAAGCAGATTGGAATTCAACAATTATAAATAAACCTAGTATATATAATCAAACTGAAATAAATAATCTTTTATCTGCGAAAGAAGATGATTTAACATTTAACGCTCCTTTAACGAGAAGCACGAATACTATAGGGATTAATTTAAATTCCTATGTTCCTTTCTCAGCTTTAACATCTTCAAACTATGTTAATTTTAATCAACTATTATCATCCAATTATACACCATTCTCAGCTTTAACATCTTCAAATTATGTTAATTTTAATCAGTTATTATCATCCAATTATACTCCTTTCTCAGCTTTAACATCTTCAAACTATGTTAATTTTTCTCAGTTATTAAGTTCAAACTATACACCATTTTCAGCTTTAACATCTTCAAACTATGTTAATTTTAATCAACTATTATCATCCAATTATACTCCTTTCTCAGCTTTAACATCTTCAAACTATGTTAATTTTAATCAACTATTATCATCCAAT